TATCCAACTGACACGACTATTCAGGTTGCAGACTCAAAGCTTGGTTGGGCAAAGGCTCTCAAGGAACTGGTGCATCTTTTGTATGCTGGTCAAGTCCCAAGCTGGGATGTATCAAAGGTTCGCCCTGCTGGCGCACCACTCAAGACATTTGGTGGTCGTGCATCTGGCCCGCAGCCGCTGACCGATCTATTCAAGTTCGTAGTTGCATCATTCAAGAAGGCTGCCGGTCGTCGTTTAACTACATTGGAGGCACATGATATCGTTTGTAAGATCGCTGAAATTGTGGTTGTCGGCGGCGTTCGTAGATCCGCGCTTATTTCTCTTTCTGACCTTAGTGATGATAGAATGCGCGTTGCAAAGTCTGGTGACTGGTGGAAAGAGAATGTCCAACGCGCTCTTGCTAACAACTCTTTTGTGGCTAAAGAAAAGCCTGACGTTGGTCTCTTCATGCGTGAGTGGCTTTCCCTCTATGAGTCGCGCTCTGGCGAACGCGGCATTTTTAGTAGAACTGCGTCTAAGAAGCAGGCTGAGAAGTTCGGACGCCGTGATCCTGAACACGATTTCGGCACCAACCCATGTTCTGAAATCATTCTCCGTTCACGCGAGTTCTGTAATCTTACAGAGGTGGTCGTCAGAGGAGATGATACACCCGAATCACTCAAGCGCAAGGTCAAACTCGCAACTATACTTGGTACATTCCAATCCACACTTACCAACTTCAAATACTTGAGCAAGAAGTGGGCTGAGAACTGTGCTGAAGAGCGTCTTCTTGGTGTGTCATTGACTGGTATCATGGACAATGAATACACAAACGGTCGTGCAACACAAGCTACAGGACTGTTTAATATTGGTGATATGTTGGAGGGTCTCCGTGAAGAAGCTGTTAAGACTAACAAGTTATGGGCTGCTAAACTTAATATTCCTATCTCCGCTGCTATCACTTGCGTCAAGCCTAGTGGAACGGTATCACAGCTTGTCGACTCTGCAAGTGGTATTCATGCTCGTCACTCTCCTTATTATATTAGAACTGTTCGTGCAGATAAGAAGGATCCTCTCGCAGTTATGATGAAGGACATGGGCTTCCCATGTGAAGACGATGTGATGAAGCCAGAGCATACCTATGTGTTCTCGTTCCCGCAGAAGTCTCCTGATCATGCTGTGTTCCGCACTGATATGACTGCTATTGAACAGCTTAAACTATGGCTTGTTTATCAACGTCATTTCTGCGAACATAAGCCCAGCGTAACCATCTCTGTGAAAGAAGATGAATGGCCAGAGGTTGGTGCATGGGTCTACAATCACTTTGATGAAATGTCTGGTGTTTCATTCCTGCCATTCTCTGATCACGTTTATCAGCAAGCTCCTTATCAGGACTGCACGAAGGAAGAATACGAAACACTTCAAGCTAAGATGCCAAAAGATATTGATTGGACAATGTTAGCTAAGTATGAGAAGAAAGACACTACAACTGGAAGTCAGGAATTGGCTTGTTCTGCGGCAGGTGGCTGCGAGATATAACACACTATATACTGATGAGGATATCCTCATCAGTATTTTCTTAAAGGATAAGATATGACTAAAGAAGTGGAGAAAGTAGTCTGTAACTACTGTGAATCACAATATAAAGTTTTGTATGATTATGAGGCGACTCAAGGTAAAGTTCGTTTTTGCTCGTTCTGTGGATCTGAATGTTTTGATGATGAAAGTATTGTTAACGAAGAAGATCATGAAGACTAAAGATTCTTTCGTTTATTGTTGGACAGATCATAAAACAGGAATGTTGTATGTTGGTTCCCATAAAGGAACAATAGATGATGGTTATGTGTGTTCATCAAAATATATGATGGAAGAATACAATAAAAGGCCTGATGATTTTACTAGACAGATTGTTGCTGAAGGCATCTATGAAGATATCATGAAACTTGAGGAAGTCATTCTTACAAGTGTAAATGCTAAAATCAACGAACAGTTTTATAATCAACATAATGGTAATGGAAAGTTCTTTTTGAAACACCAAACACAGTCCGCGAGAGAAAAAATATCAGCATCAAAAATGAGTGATAGAAATCACAATCACAGAAGTAAACTGACGGAAGAAAAAAAGTTATGGTTCAAAGAACTTGGTAGAATGCAAAAAGGTGTAAAGCGTACATCTGAACAAAAAGAAAACTATAGAAAAAGTAAACTTGGTTCTAATAACCCAAACTATGGCAAAAAAGGATGTTTTGATCACATTAACATACAGAAACATAAATGTGAAAACTGTGGTTTTGAAACAACTTTAGGCAACTATAAGAGATGGCATGGAACAAACTGTAAGAGGACATGAAGATGAATGATTATGCAAAGGGCTTCAAGGACGGCTTTGCTGCTGGGCTTGAAGAGGGTAAAAAGCTTGCGCCAAAAGAACAAACGTATAATCCATGGATTGATACTGGTCCATATGTTGGTAAGGTAAAAGAAAGCTGCCCCAAGTGTGGCATCAAGATTGGCGGAGTGATGGGTTATGTTTGTTCATCACCAAACTGCCCAACATTTCCGCAAGTGACATGTGGCACTAGTTCTTTTGATATCACTCAACCTATATCTGGTGACTATTACCGTAGGTAACATACATACTCTTAAAGGGGTATGTTTATGTGGCTATACAACGACAAAGAAATTGGTGATGATGATATTGAAGGCTATGTGTCCTTTGTGTATCGCATCACCAATCTAGAAAATGGAAAAAAATATATTGGCAAAAAAGTTCTCAAAACCTATCAAAAAAAGAAGGTCAAAGGCAAAACGCGAAAAAAGAAAGTTGAAAAAGAATCCAAATGGCGAGAATATTTTGGTTCAAACCTCAACCTTCTTGCAGATGTTGAGAAACTGGGACGAGACAAGTTCAAGAGAGAAATTCTAAAACTCTGTAAAACACGCGGTACGGCCAACTACTGGGAAGCATGGTATCAGATGAACGAGAGCGTCTTGGAGTCTGATAATTATTACAATGACCATATTTGGGTTCGTGTGCATCGCTCTCACATAAAAGAATAGCTGCGACACTCTGTCATCTTATCTCGCAACTGCGAAATACTATATACTAGTGTATCACAAGACGATTAAGAGGAGTTACCTACCATGACTGCATGGGGAAGAATATTGCATAATGTTATACGTGGTTTTTCTAATGAAACTGAAACTGGATTGGTTCGCATGTTTCGTGTAGAATATGCAAAAGAATACCTCCAGTTGAAGAGAATGGGAGTGCAACTGGACGATACATTTGTTCGTCAATATATCATCCTAACAAAATCAAGCACTTAGCAAAATCTCAATAAAATCAACAATTTAGCCAGCTATGCATTTCATGTATGGCTGGTATGTCATTTCCACCCTTGAAAATCGGGGTTGCCGACCCCATCTATAGTATATGATGAGACAGATTCAGTTCCTTCGTTCCCTCTACCGATTTTTCATCGGTCCCCTCCCCCGCTACAACTATAAGGTGTCCTAATGCAAAATATCGACCAAATGATTCTCACATACTTTGAACGTGGTGGTTGTATTACTGTTGGGAAATACAAAAAGCCCAAAAAGAGCGAACGGACTTTCCGTAACGACCGCAGTTCTGTTTTCAATGCTGGTCGGAAACAGATTACGCTACGTAAACTTGGATATAAGGCGAGTGGTGCGCGGGCCGCATAGCAGCTATGCAAACAGAACCCTTGAAAAACCGACTTGCCGATCTTATCTATAGTATATGAGAAAGAGAGACACCATGACCTTCGTCGTTTTTGAGATTGCCACCACCCGCTATGCTGGGAAAAAGGCCAAGTATGACGCACCCATCTTTGACTCCATCGCTGCGGCCAAGTCTCACATGGCTCGGATGATCAAGTCTGGGAAGTACACCGCTGATCAACTTGCGGTTGCTGAAGCTGACTACTATCACGACCACATTGAAGCGATTGTCCAGCGTACCAATCTCATGAGCGGGAAGCCGTTCTTTGAGCGTATCAATACGCCGAACTACTGTTCGCCCTCGTCTGAAACTTACTGGAGCATGTAATGTCTAAAATGTCCCCGTCTGAAATCCGTGAAATGTTTGACATGAACCCCAATATGACAGTGGCTCAGCTTGCACGAATCGCAGGCATCACTGCCGATCAAGTCAAGCGTATTCTGATGCAATCTGTAAGCTGCCCCTTCTAAGGAGAAAACGAATGAATCGTCGTGAATATAATGGTTGGACCAACTATGAAACCTGGCTCGTCAATCTCTGGTACGGTGATGTTTTCGCCGACATGCAGAATGACGGTAATGTAATTGACGCAGAATATATCCAGTCCTTCGTTGAAGAGATGCTGGAATCTGACGGTGCCCTGCCGCAGTATGGCTTCGCTGCTGATATCATGAACGCGGCCCTCCGTGAGGTTGACTGGGATGATCTGGCTGATCATTACCGTGTGGAAGAAGAGGCTGAAGCGGCTTGACGCGGCCGCGACTATCTGCTACAATACTCTAACAATCAATGAGGAAATCATGCTGAAGTTTGATCGTAAGGTTGCTGGTGAAGTGTTCTGGGAAGATTACAAGACCGTCACTGGTATGCGCCCGCGCAGCCATCGCTTCTATGATGCGGATTGTTCCGATGCTGAGGCGCAGTCTATTGCCGAATCATACTCTAAGTGGGCTGAAGAGACTCTTGAGCGTGAACGTGATGAAGAGGAACGCAAGATCAAGGTCTTTGAGGAGAAGATCGCTCTGATTCAGAACCTCATGGATTGTGATGAGGATCGCGCAATCTATCACTATGTCGTATCGCTCAAACCTGAAGCGTATGACTTGCGTGATGTTGGCTATCTGTGCTACATCAACGGCCTGCCCTATCATCTTGAACATGTATTGGCTCCT